TTGTGGAAAGCCCACACATCTGCTGAATATGTTCCTGTTGAAAGATTGTAACCGCCACCAGCAGATTCAGTTCCAGGCGCACGGCGTTGAGCCTCATCGCGGAACCAATCGTTCTTGGTGTAAGTAAAGTATTTATCGCTCTTCTTATCGACAGGGATTACTGGGAATACCTTGTCAGCGATAAAGTTATCTTGGTTCTGTAAATAAGCAACCGAGATATTTGTAAGGATTGCGTCCACATGGACGGAGTTGATATTTGGCTGTGGCATTTTTTAGTTAGCCCCCTAGTTCGCTCTCGTTGGGTTAGCACAGTTCACAACAGCGGTGATGACTTCAGCATCAGCGGCGGCGGCGGTAAGTGCTTGACCTACAACATATTGGGTGGTATCTGTCACAGCAATTTTGTCTGCCTTACCTGCTGAAGTAACACTAAGAAACGCTGGAAGAGTAATTGCTTCTCCTGCAACGAGTTTAGTTCCACCTGAAACAAGAACTTCTGCTTCTTGTCCTGAAGTTGGAGCATTTTGTAGAACGCCAACTGGAACATCTGTGATTGCCGCGATAGCGACTGCTTCACCTGATGAATTCAACTTGACGAAGTTATACTGCTTACTGGAAAGGTCGGCACCTGCAACGAGGGTGACCTTTACCGAGTAATTGGAGATTTCGTATGCCATGTTTTAGGCACCTTTCTCGGATAGGTATTGGCTGTAAAGGTCAGGGTTTTTTGACGCAACATCAGACATCGCTTGCGCGAAAGACTTTGCTACACCCTCTTCAACGGCAGACTTAGCAAGCGTAGTCATACGCTCATAAGCATTACCTGATTTGAAGTCCGCAGATTTGCCGATTTCTGCAAAAATAGATGCTGATTCTGCTTGAGCGTTTACTGAAGAAAGAATTTCTTCAACACTCTTTGCTAGGTCTGAATCAGTTTCGGACAAACGACGAAGCGCTGGTCCAACTTTCTCAGCATTGAGATTGAGGTTAGCCCAACCCTTTGCTTTTTCAACGGCTTGAGCGTCAGCACGGGCTTCGCGTTCTTTGCGAAGTTCAGCGGTTGCTGATTCTGCTTGCTTTCTCAAGTCCTCAATCATTTTGACAACTGGAGCAGGAGCGGACTTCATGTAGTCCTCTTCTTCCTTCTTTGGTTCCATTGAGTCTTGACCCATCGCCATTTCAACTTCCAATTCAGGCTTTTCTTCCTTGTCGGCGAGTTTGGCTTCGAGTTCTGCGATACGGGCTTGCGCCATCGCTAGTTCTTCCTCAACGGTTTTTTCAACCTGCTCTTCAGGTGCCGTGGTAGTTGTTTCCTCCATATTGGAGTCCTCCTCGGTCAGCGATTTGTCGAGAACCCTCTGAACTTCAGATTCGGATGCTGACTTCATTACAAGCCAACCTTCATGTAAGTGCGCTGGATGGTCTACACCACTCGTTTCCTCAATGGCTAAATTCACCATTTTACGGGTTCGGGGTTTTGACATTTATGCTCCTAACAAACTAGAGGAAAGTCTTTTAGCATAGGGCTAATAAAACTAACCTCGGGTCTTGACAGAAGAAGAATACCATAAGTGTAATTCGAGGCTTTTATTGGTTAGCCATAACTCTTGTCTTAGCCAAGGCTTCAATCAGATTTGGTGATACCCACATTGAGAAGGGGTTTTCGTTAGCCCAAAAGCGAGCCAATCTAAAGTGATAATCGGTCTGGTCTATCTTGGTCCAAACAAAAAAGGCTTGGTTATCGTTAGGCAGATTGACTTGGATTCCAGCATACCCAGGCGGAGTTGAGACTCTTTGTGCATCAAGATTTATCGACTTAAGAATGTTCATCGTGTCGTCGATAATGCTTGGCATTATTTCTTCTTTCTAGGATAGTCCATTGTATCCATCCACTTTGGGTCGTCTGCGTCTAACTCTTCGAACTCTTCTTCGGAGTCATCTTTGTAAGGAACAAAATTTTGCTTTGGGTTTTTAGGTTCTGAAGAATCTTCTCCCTCAGAGTCATCGCTTTGACGCCAATCACCGTGACTGGATTGGTCGTGGTCGCCGTGCTTCTCAATCCCTACTTTTTTTTTAGTGTAGAAACCTTATGTCCGACTTTAGTATCGGTTGGCTTTCCATCACGATACAAAGTAATCAAAGCCGCAGGGTCATCTTCTGAGCCTTCAACTTCAAATGATGAATCAGGAACATTGATTTTTCCTGAGCGTTCAATTCTTAAAACTTTTCCTTCTGCTCTTCCGCCTGAAGCGTTCCAAGAAACCATGTCTCCGACAGAAACATTTTTAGTTACTATGTAAGAGTTGTTTTCTACTGCCTTGTTTATTTGTGTTCCTAAGCGGCGCATTGCTTCCATAACCATAGACTTTGCATATCCGCTAAGACCCTTGAAGCCAAACTTTTTAACATCTGCCTCAATCATCTTAAATTCATCTTCGTCCATACCAGCCAAAGGTCCTTTACGGAGTTCGCCTAACATTCTGAGGTCTTTTTTCATACGGTCTCTTCTTTCTTTGGCTTTTTCTTTGACGGTGACATTATTGTATCAATATGCACATCCGACACAGTTGGGTCGTTCTTTTCTAAATCTATATCGACAAATAAACGCTCTGCTTTTCCACCGATTGAATAGCCACGAATCTTTCCTTCGGTGACCATTTCCCACGCCCAAGGTTCCCAAATAACTCCAAGGAAAACTGTGTTAGGTGGATATGTGTGTTCTAAGTCTTGACCGTTAGGTGTTTTGATTGGAACTGTTAATGAATATGGGAAAGCCATAACTTCGACCCATTCTCCAGCAACTACATCGCGGTTATGTTGTAAACGAATACGACGGTCATTGCTTCGGACATAATCCCAAACTGCTCTTTGTAATTCTTCGGAATCTGTCCACTCTCCATGAGCATCTTCCATATCAGGGATATACATTGCTCCAAGCGTGTAACGCTTTTCGCCTTCGGCTTTTTGTAAGTCGAACTTACCTAGAGCCTTTGTAGCGCTCTCGGTAAAGACATCAGGGAAAATCTGTCGGGCTACCTCTTCGGTAACTTCTTGGAACTCACCCTCGCCTTGAGTCAAATAGCGGACTACATCGGCATCAGGGTTATCCACCCAAGACTTGCTTCGAATATCCCATCTGTCCTCGACCATGGCTGTTTCCCCACGCTCAAAACGATAAATGTTTATCGCTTCATTGTCGGCGCCTAGTTTTGCGAAATACCGCATACGGCTATACCTCCTCTCGTTATTGTCCACATTATATCAACCCCCGTTGATTTTACCAAACCTGCCTGTTGAGCGGTCTCATAAGTCTGAGTTACTAGCGTTCCTAGGGTCAATAGTTTTGCCATGTTTGCTGGTCTAGGGATTGCCTTAGCCTTATCAACCATTCTGTCCCAGAGAACTTGACGCTGTGTATTGTCCGTAGATTTTCGATATACCTCGTAATCATCATGTAAATCAACTTCTTTGACCCTATGAGATGTTGGAGTGTGAAGTTGTAATTCAACTTTTACTGGCGCACCCTCGGGGCTTGATTTACTTAATTTGATATTGGTGCCGTCATAAGGGTCACCCTCTTGCCAAAAGTTTTTAACTGATTCAACTTTCCAACCAGTTTGTTCTACGGCACTTATTGTTTTTTCAACACCGTCAGCATAATTTTCGTCATCAACATTTAGGGTATATCGGACAGCATCAGAGATTCCTTTTGCCGCCTTCTCTCTATCACCGCCATGGTCTTTTTCGGCGTCTTGGTCAATCTTACGAGCAAGAGAATCGGTGGACTTTAATCTTTGTTCAAGAGAACTCTTGCCTTCTAATTCAGCAAAATCAGCGCCAATAGTTTTAGCAATTCCCTCCATGAGAGAAGTAACTACTGGCTCAACTGCCTCGGCATCTCTTCTTAATCTTTGGGCTTCTCTAATGGCTTCTTTAGATTGTCCTTGTTCGGGAGCCTTATCAGGTGCCATAGCGGGGCGACCAGTCGAACCCTTATCTTCTCCACCACCAGCACCAGTAGCCCAACTTCCATGGACTGATTGGTCCTCATGACCTTCGTGTTTTTCCATCGCATTTTCATATCTCTCCACCATCGATTCTGCCCAAGCGAATCCTGCGTCTCCGCCCCAAGCGTCCCATGACACTCGACCAGCGCTAGGGAATCCTTTTTCACCACGATTAAATCCAAGGGCTTGACCATCAACTTTATGTCGAGAGAAAAAAGATTTCATGCGCTTCAAAGTGTCAATGCTTATATTTTCTCCACGGGCTAATTGACCAGCACGGGTTCTGCCAACTGAAGTAAACCCACTTCCAGCAAGTCCGTTGTCAATCCATTCGATTGCTCGTTGCGCCGCTTCTCTAACTGACTTAGGCGGCTTGTAAGATTCTTCGGCTTTGAAAAATTCAATTTGTTTTAGGCGTTCTTCAGCCTCTTCTTTAGAGTTGTAACTTCCAAAAGTTCTAGTCCCTGCCTCATTGTAAACAATCCATTTACCATCCTCTTGAGAAATTCTTTTTTCAACAGCCTCAACTCGCATTTGATAGCCATTGACTGTTAGAAAAGTTTTAATGTTGCCAGTTGTATCCCCTGTGGTTTTTATGACATCAAGAATGGTCTCGGCTGGCAATCCGCTTAGGCTGGTTAGGTCTACATTGTCGATTGAATCAACAAGAATCTCGTATTCATCCCAATCGTCTCTTGGGCGTTCCATCTTGCGCCTAGCCATCTCATTGAGAATAGTGTGATGAACTTCGATAGTCGCTGGACTGACCTCGGATTTGTGAACACGCTCATGGGAGGCGTTGAGTTCTTCAGCGCTTAGATGAATTAGTTTTGGTGCAATATCCGCCATGGATTAAGAATAGCGGATGGTATTACTACTCGGGTTTATTTTTTTCAAGGGCAGTTTCAATCATCGCCATCAATTTTAACTCATCTTCAACGGAAGCGCTTTGTTCGTTTTCCCATTGAGGATTAGTTTTCACCCATTCACGATAAACCCCTTGAATGATTTTTAACTCTTTTTCCCGTTTACTCATAGCCTAATTATACCCCAGTTTATTTATTTCCGCTAGATGGGGCTGGTTTTTCACGGGGAGTGCCATCGTAGATTAACCCGTCGCCGTCCATATCGATTGGTCCTGCTAAAAGATTACTGCCCTCGGCTGTGAGAACTTTAATATAAGGCACATACAAGCCTCTCAAGAGTTCTTTGCCTGTCCATGTGGGACTTCCATCTTCAGCAATAATAGAAGATTTTGCTCCCAACCTAGCGAAGTCTGCGGGTTTTGGAAAGTCATCATTCTTCATATCTTTGATGTCTCCAGTTACGCCATCCCTCATACGCCCCAATAATGCTTTGGCTTCCAATAACCCGTCGCCATATTTCTTTTCTGATACACCCATAAGTCCTGTTGAATTATTTTCAACCGACCTTATCCCAAAACTAACACGCTGTTGTATGGCATCAACAATAAAAGGAAGTTCATCTCTGTTCCAATCAAATCCAGCGTTTGCCCAATGTCTTGCTCCATCTTCTAAACCTGCGTTCAAGACTATGTGTGTGACTCCCTTGGAGATATACCAATCTTCAGATTGTTGCAGAAACTTTCCTCCGAAGCCCAAGCCTCTGTAATCGGGTGATAATTCTAAAAGTTTATGCTCGACACTCCAAGTGCCTGAATCTTCATCTTTAGAAAAAATACGGTGAATTTCTGAATCATTTACGGTATCGTCAAGTTGGTTAAAAACATTTGATATGACATGGATTCCGTCGCCATCTACATAGACTTCTTCTACCACAGAGCGAAGAGTGATAGATTCTCCATTCCGTTCAGAAGTGATGTCTACTCCGTAAACTTCTTGGAAAGATTCCACTAATGCCTCTGATACTTGAGGGTCTTTCAATGAACCGTATCCGTTTTCTCTTGCGTATTGTTCTAAATTGTCTGCATTTTCAGAAATGTATTCTTCTATCACTTGCGAGCGAAAACTGTCATAGTTAGTCAATTTTTCACTTTCTGACATCTCTTTGCCGTCTTGTTCTTCGAGGTCAGAAATTAAAATTGCAATACGGGTTTCAATTTCATCGTTTACATTAGAATCATTATCAATCATCATTTTTGCTTTGTCGCGGTCTATTTCTGAATCTCCGCCGCTCATTGCGTTATCTAATTCTTCAAGAGAAGGTCCGAGGTTTTTCATACGAGAGATGCGTTTGACATCTTCTTCACTTCTACCTGTTGCCCAGTTACCGTGGCTGGATTGGTCCTCATGACCCTCATGTTTGAATACGGGTTTTAATCCATAATCAAAATAAATTACTTTGAGGGTTTTGCTAACTTCGCCCAAATCTCTTTGGCGTAAGCGTCTATCTGCTCGTCCGTCATGTTCGACATATCGGGCAGTTCTACTGCTTCGAGTTTTTTCGATGCCACCTGTTCCTCCTGTTTCTATCTCTTTGAAGTTTGCTACATCCCAAATTGAGATTTG